CCCCAACAGAAGAAGAAAAGTAAGAGAGGATTATCCTATGGACCTCAGCAAATACAACAAGCCAGTGAACCTCTCTGGGCCAAGCAACTTGTTTAACAACATGTCTGCTCGTGCAACTAGTACTTCTCAAATGGTTCTTAGTCATCAAATGGGGTTAGAGGCAGCCCATTACGGAAATGAATTAAACAAAGATTTCGCTTCACATCAAGGAAGCATTCACTCTGCGCTATCAGCACAGGAACACTCACAGGCGTCTTCATTGTCTGCACAAGAGCACAATCAACGTTACAAAGAAGAGGGCGCTAATCGTCGTCATGAAATAAAGAAGATTGTTCTTGGACACAACAACGAGTTAGAGAAAGCAGCTGTTGAACATCATCTTTCAACAGGTAAGCTGCGTACAGAGTCTAGCTTGCGTGTACGTGAAGCAGGCGTTGCACACAAGCACGCTGCAGACTTGTTGTCTCGCGTAGCGTCTGCAGGAGAAGGTGGAACACCAGTTTCCGTTACTAGCGGAAAAGCTTCTGCAAGTTTTACTTTGAAGAATACTCCAGCACCTGCTGCACCTGTAGCTCCAAAGCAAACTAAGAAGTTTGTAGGTATGCCTACTAACATTGCAGCACCTGCAGCACCCGCAGCAGCAGCTCCTAAACTAGTAACCAGAGACCCAAAGACAGGACGCGCTCAAAGCAGCGCTCCACAAGCATCTTCATCAGTAAAAAAGCCTGCAGCTAAAAAAGCTGCTGTTAAAGGACCTACAGTTACTCGTGACCCACAAACTGGGCGCATGAAGAGTATTAAGAAGTAACAATGGCTACTAAAAAGAAAGCACCTGCTAAGAAGTCTACTCCTGCATGGACACGCAAAGAAGGAAAGAATCCTGAAGGCGGTTTAAATGCAAAGGGACGCGCTTCTGCAAAAGCACAAGGGCATAACTTAAAGCCACCTGTATCATCAGAGCAAGCAAAGAAGTCTCCTAAGTCTGCTGCACGACGCAAATCCTTTTGCGCACGTATGGGCGGTATGCCAGGAGCAATGGAAAAGAATGGTAAACCAACACGCAAAGCACTTGCCCTACGCAAGTGGGATTGCTAATTAAGGAGAATATAATGACTAAATGCGCTAACTGCACAGACAATGCTGCTTTTATCTACGAGATTTCAGAAGCTCATACAATTGAATACTGCGATGCTCATTTGCCAAGGTTTTTAACTGACAAGAAGAATGCTGGATTGTTAAAGCGTTCTGAAGAACTAGTTCAAGAGCAGTCAGACGCTTTTGAAGCTCTATCAGTGAAATCAACTAAGAAGGCAGCAGCTAAGAAGGCTGTTGAAGAAACCCCAGTAGTTGAAGAAGTTCCAGTAGAAGAAGTTCCAGTAGAAGAAACACCAGCAACCCCCGCAGAATAATGACTGTGATTCGCAAGTTCGCAGTGCAGGGTCATGCTGTACCATCTGTAGTGCACAGTCCTAGAGGACCATTTCCACCTGAAGTTCTAGCCCAACCTCAGAAAGACATGGACTCTTACCATTCGGATTCTTTACACGTAGGATTAGACGACGTTCGCTTCTTCAAATGCAGGGCTTGCGAAGAAGTACTTCTAGGAGACCAACTAGACAATCATGATTGTGAGGAAATAAATGGCTACGAATAACAACGGGAATCTACTAGATTCCAAGGGTGAAGTTGCAATTGACTTTGTATGGGGAAATTTCCCTATTCAACCAAATGATGCTCGCCCAGACACAACAGCGGGTCGTCTTGACCCAGCACTAGATAACCACATCATCGCTCTTTCAGGATGGAACGGCTTTCCACAGTACGCACCAAACACACCTGGTGAAGATGTACTAGGCGCAGTTGATTACGTACTTGTACCTTCAGTACTTGGACTTACAACTGCACTTGCAACAGATGCGATGAAGGATGCTTCATTGGTATCAACCACAGCAACAGCTGCAACCAACACAGCAACACAGCCAACACGCATTAACGTAACTGCAACTACTGCAGCTACTGTTTACGTAGCAGGTGGCACAGGCACATGGGCTGTAGGTACAAAGGTAACTATCGCTTCAGGCACAGGTATCCCAACAGCACTTGTTGGTACATGGTCTGTAACTGGCGGTAACGGAACCACACTTGTTATTGCAGGTACAGGATGGACAGTAGCCGATACAGGCGCTATCACACCTGGCACAGCACTCACAGGTGCAGCTGGAACAATCAAGGCACAGTCAATTGCAGCAGGTGCAAACAACACAGCACCAGGAGCAGCAGTTACAATTACTCCTTGGGCATAAGTAACTAGTTAATATGGTACGTCCTGTAGGCGGTAGCAGCTCTTCTCGTAGAGCTGCTCCGTCTGCACAGGAAATGATGAATGCGTTAGGACGACAAGTCTTTGGAGATGATTTTCAAGGCGGTCCAATGGCAGCCTCTAAAGGCGCTTTTAATAAAATTTCTGACATCATGTTTGATGATAGTCAAGCAATGGATTACTACGCTCCAACTAAGTACAACAACTTAGCTGGACTTCCAGAAGAGCTAGACTTAGGAAGACCTTTCTATGAGGTTGTTGACCTAACTGGAGACTTACAAATACCAGGAATGGTTGGTCCTCAAAATGAGGAAGATAACTCACCAGCAGACCTAACCGTAGTTCCTACCTCTACTACTAACCCTGCACGACCACGTACAGTTGCTGCGGGCTATGATGAGGATGAAGAGAAGCTAACAGTAGTTTTCCGTGACGGAACTTTTTACAACTACTTTGAAGTTACGGGAAATGAATGGGCTGCATTTAAAGCCAATCGCTCCAAGGGAGCCTTCATCTACCGACTACTAGACTTTAAGCCTCGTGGACCAGCAGACGTTTCTTCGGTATCTAAGAAGGCACAGCAGGCGTTCTACCGCTATAGTCGTGGTGCGCAAATTGCTTCTAAGGGCAAAGCCAAAGGACAGACTGGAACTAAATACAAAACTATTGCTCAAAGTAGCCGTGGTAAGAATCCATCTACAGGTGGAAAAAACCCTAAAGGAAGATAAATGCCAAAGGTACACAACATCGGACCAAAACACTTTGTACAACTAATTGACCTTCCTGTTATCTGGGGTAAGAAGGTAGTTGTTCGTGGATGGACTCAAGAAATTGAAGAACCATTTAGAACTTCTGAACCCCTTTTAGTAAGATTACCTAAGTACAAAGCACTAGCCTTCGGCAAGTGGACTGGCTTTAAAACTGAAGAAGACGCACTTAAATCGGCACTCAACACACGGGAAGTAACATACGATGATTTTACGGAAGAAGCAGGATGGACAGCCCCAGACTCGGATAGAGAAGAGAGTCTCTCAGATATCAACTCCAGACTTAATTCTGTGGATGGAGCAGACGATGTACACGATTGGCAAACTTATTACCGACTATCAAAAGAGTCACAATAAAGACCTATTAGATGAAGTAGTACTGGGCACAGAAGCCTTCCATGCCATTGCTAGAGAATTAAAGAAACGCGCTTAGTATGTGCTATTGTTCTCTTGCTTCACCTCTCTCCTGGTCTGGCGATGGCCCACAGAAATGTGGGTCTAGTCAATTAATGAGGAAAAATGCCTGTTGATTATGACGCCGATAAGTTTGAGGAAATCAATCCTGAGTTTTATTTACAGGAAGAAGAACCAGACCAACCAGAACTAGAAAAAGAAGAGCCACTAGATGAGCTCTCTCAACAGTTCGTAGACAAGCTTATAGACAAGATGATGGACTTTTTAAAAGTCTTAGTCGGTCATGACTTGCACCCATATCAAAAGCCATTGGCACGTCGCATTATGGAATCAGTAATCATCAACGATGCTGAAGAAATTACAGCTCTTGCTGCACGTCAATCTGGTAAATCAGAAACAGTTGCTGACACAGTAGTTACTCTAATGATTCTTCTTCCACGTCTTGCAAAGTTGTACCCAGAGTTATTAGGTAAGTTTAAAGACGGAGTTTGGGTTGGGCTATTTGCGCCAACAGAAGGACAGGCAGAAACACTGTTTGGTCGTGCAGTTACTCGTTTAACTTCAGAACGAGCACTAGAAATTTTAAACGATGTTGAAATTGACGATAAAGCAGCTCGTGTAGGTGGAGTTACTCGTCAGATTAAATTAACCAACTCTGGTTCAAGTATTACTATGATGACTGCAAACCCTCGTGCAAAAATTGAGTCTAAGTCTTTCCATCTGATTGTTATTGACGAGTGTCAAGAAGCAGATGACTTTGTAGTATCTAAATCTATTTCACCAATGCTTGCATACTACGCAGGTACAATGGTTAAAACAGGAACACCAACAACGAGTAAGAACAACTTCTACAAAGCTATTCAGTTAAACCGCAGACGTCAAACAACTCGCGGTAATAGGCAGAACCACTATCAGTGGGACTGGAAAGAGGTTGTAAAGTACAACAAGAACTATGAGCGCTCTATTAAAAAAGAGATGCTACGAATCGGTGAAGACTCCGATGAGTTCCAGATGTCTTACAACTGTAAGTGGCTTCTTGAACGCGGAATGTTTATTACCTCTACTAAAATGGATGAGCTAGGTGATACCTCTCAAGAGCTAGTTAAGTCTTGGCACAAAACTCCATGCGTTGTCGGTATTGACCCTGCACGTAAAACTGACTCAACTGTTGTAACTGTTGTGTGGGTTGACTGGGATAGACCAGATGAGTTCGGTTACTTTGACCATCGCATTCTTAACTGGTTAGAGATTCAAGGAGATGACTGGGAAGAACAGTACTTCCAGATTGTTAACTTCCTAGAGAACTACGACGTACTTGCGGTAGGCGTAGATGCTAACGGTGTTGGTGACGCAGTTGCTCAACGCTTAAAGCTTCTCTTACCTAGAGCTGAAGTCATGCCAGTTACTTCAAGCCCATCTGAACAGTCTCGTAGATGGAAACACCTACAGGCATTAATTCAACGTGAAATGATTTCTTGGCCCGCACATGCTAAAACGCGAAGACTGCGTACTTGGAAGCGGTTCTACCAACAAATGACCGATGCTGAAATTCAGTTCAAAGGACCTAACTTTATGGTTGCTGCCCCTGACGAAAACTACGCACACGATGACTTTGTTGATTCTTTGTCTATCGCCTGTTCTTTAACCCAGGACCTAGTTATGCCAGAAGTTGTTTCTTCTTCAAATCCCTTCTTTGGTTAACAACACAGCCCCCTCAAAAAGCGGGAGACTATTACCTGGAATGGCCTTCCCATATACAACCTTAAGGAGTCTCGCATGACTATTTCACCAGCACCACAGTTCCCAGAGCGTGCACCACATGTGTACGAAATGAAGGAATCAGGAAACGCAACACGCCGTGGACCACTACGCTTTGAAGAAGGAATCGCAACTGACACTGACGTGCCAAACGATTTCCAGAAGGGCATGATGCAGGGATACATTCCTGCAGCAGGTCGTCCGAACCACAACGCAAACGTCTTTGAAAAGCCAGCTGCAGAAACTCTTGCAGAGCGTGCACACGTAGGTTCTGCCTCATGGGTAGAAGCACCTACATTCTTGAACGAGTTTGCGCACGGAACTTACGGCGATTACTCAGCTCAAGTAATTGAGACAAAAGTAGTTTCAGGTGGACGCACACAGCGTCAATCTGCAACAGTTGTAAACGACTAATTTACACAGACATCGGTATGCCCCCACAGTAATGTGGGGGCTATCGGGTTATCAAGAGGAGATGCAGTGGCTAGTAAACCAGCAAATATAAAGCTGTACCAAATGATTGTTGCACAGGCAAAGGCTAAGTATTCTAATTACCCAAATCCTGGAGCAAGTCACTGGGTTCATGAGCGCTACATCCAATCAGGCGGAAAGTTTATTGAAACAACTGAACAAACTCGCAGATTAGAAATGCGAAAGAAGAAGCACGCTAAAGATTTGAAGACAAAGAACGCTACTCAAAAAGAAGCAGTATCAAAGAAAGATAAGAAGAAAGATAAGTAATGTCATATCTTGATTTTTCTCCTCCATCGTACCGAGCTGCGTCGTCCGATTTAACAATCTCTATTTCTCCCCTTGGACTTGTAGAGCTTGCAGACGAAGAGTTTGAAGTACACGGTCCACGTCTTAATCGTTACTCCCTGAACTGGGCAATGTACCTAGGACACCACTGGGGTTATCGCCGTGAGTCTGGCGAAATGCAAATTGCAGTAAACTATTACCGTGCATTTAATGACTTCCTAGCTCGTTTCGTTTTTGGTAAGGGAGTTCACTTCCGTTCCCCTAAAGCTACAGAAGCAATTATCCCAGACCGTCTAGAACGAATTTGGGAAGTAGACAATGACAAGATGCGTGTACTTCTTGAAATGGGACAACAAGGTGGAATCACTGGCGATTGCTTTGTAAAGATTGCTTACGAAGAACCTTGGGTAGACTCTGCGGGAGGAAATCACCCAGGTAGAGTTCGTCTTCTTCCTCTTAACTCATCTTTTGCTTTTCCAGAGTTTCACCCCCATGACCGCACACGTCTTTTGCGTTTTAAGCAGAAGTATCGTTTCTGGGGAACATCACTAGAAGGAACTCGTCAAGTATTTACTTACACTGAAATTTTAACTGACGACACTATTGAAGAATATATCAATGACGAATTGATTGACTCACGCCCTAATCCACTTGGGTTAGTTCCTGTAGTTCATATTCCTAACGTCCCAGTTTCTGGTTCACCTTGGGGTCTCCCAGATGCACATGACATAATCACTATCAACCGTGCTTACAACGAAATATCAACTGACATAGCAGACATCATTAACTATCACGCTTCCCCTGTGACAGTTATTGTTGGTGCTAAAGCTTCTAACCTAGAAAAAGGCGCAAAGAAGGTTTGGGGCGGTCTTCCAAAAGATGCTCAGGTCTTCAACTTAGAAGGTGGCGCTCAAGGTATTGACGGAGCCTTGAAGTACCTAGAGCTATTAAAGCGCTCAATGCACGAACTAATGAACATCCCAGAAACCGCACTGGGTCAAGTTCAACCTATCTCTAATACTTCAGGCGTTGCTTTATCTATCCAGTATCAGCCATTGATGAACCGATATTCACAGAAGGTTGCTCAATACGGAATCGGTATAGAGAAGATAAATGAGATGGCTCTGCGCACACTTGCACTAAAAGAACCTGAGCAGTTCACATACAACCCTGACGAAGACGGTCCTATTAAAGACGGACAGCTAATGCAGCTTGACTTTAGAGACCCAATCACATACCAGAATTACGTTCAATTCCCTCAACCTTTGCCTCTTGATAAGTTGATTA